CTAATGGGTCATCACGCTCATCAAGGATTTTGCCGAGTGATTTGCTAATCCATAGGACTTTGCCTGTTTCGGCATCCCAAATCTCGTAAATCATTGCTTGGTAGGCTTGGTCGTCATTCTTAGTGTATGACTTACCTGTCTGCTCTGGCTTGGTGTCAAGGGGAATCTGATGACCGAGTTCTTCGCCAAAGCGCTCTACCAATGCGGTGCGGTTCATATAAACCTTGCGCCATACTGCGGTGACTTCTTCCCATGTACGAGCAACGGTATGACCGAAATCACGCCAATGAACATAATCAACTGGGCAACATTCGTACTCAATTTCTTCTTCGACTTCGCCTGGCTCATCAAGCATATTCTCCTCAGGCATCTCGCCCTCAAGAGGTTTGCCTACATCACCTTCGCCATTAACATAGCTTGGGTCATAGGCTTGCTTGGTGTCAGTTACTTCGGTAATCTCAAAACCATCCTCAGGCAATTTTTCTGCTTTTGCTCTGAAATGTGGCTCATAACGAACCCATGCTGTGCCACGACCACCCAATAGACGGTCTGTAACGCAGTTCTTCATGGCGGCTAGATAGTCACCATAATGCTCAATCTCAAACTCTAAAGCTCTTTCTAGCATCATTGATGCTACACGACCAATAGGGTCGTTATCTCTGAATCTACGGCTTACATCAGGGCGTGGTAGGCGAGCAAAGATAGCAGGGCTAATCGTCTGGACATTTGACCAAAGGATATTAAAGCGAGCATTAGGATTGGTTTTATTGCGGCTGTCGTCTTTATATTTCTTCAGAATCTTATCGACTCTTGCTTCCCAAAGTTTAAATGACCTTTCATAGGCCATAATCTTGTCATACCAATCTGAGTAGGTATGTGATACTTCTGCTCGCAATTCGGACATATAAAGCCTTATGAGAAGTTTCCGACTACTACTGCGCTAACACCAGCGCCAGTTGTGATTTTCCATGCGCCATTTAACGATTGGGCTTCAACGGTTAATGAATAAACACCTAATGCTGCATTAGCAGGAATCAATGGAATTGATGTAGAGCCATCAATAATGGTTAAAGTGCTTGTTGAAGATGTGGTTACAGTAGCAATAACACGAACTAAAACATCTCCTGCTGCACCCACATTGCCCATAACTTGAGCAGTAGTCGATGGTGCAACATATTCGTAGGTTGTTCCGTAAGGAAGTTGGATGCCAGACATTTAGATTCTCCTGTTGTTGGTGGTTGCTGGTTGCTTCCACATATCATTTAAAGTTACATCAGTTTCGCCCACAAATAACCCTTTAATTGGGTCATCTTTGGTCATGATTCTTTCTTCCTCTCGCCAAGCCACCGCAGCCATCCTAAATGCGTCTGCAGCATGGCTAGTCCAATCGTGCCGAGGCTTGTCTCTAAAAACCTTTCTATCATCGTCATACTCTCGCTGATATTGTCTGAGGCTTTCGATTCCATCATTACACCTTTCGCTATCAAACCAAGACCGCATCAATAACATACGAGTTGCTTGGATTCCGTCTTGAAGTGACAAATTCGGCACTATTTTCATAGATTCTAACGGAATTTTAGCAGAAAGTTGCTCAATTATTGACTTTCCGCCAGATGCTAGTGTTTTTGCTCTTGCATCGTGGGGCAGATAATGTAGCCCATATTGATAGTCAAACTCGGCAGCTTTACTTTGAATGAGTCCTGTATAGAAACTGACAGGCTGACCATTGCTTCCATGATATTCAAGGAATCTGACTTCGCCACGAATGACTTGCCACCACCAGATTGAGGTGTCATCGCTATACCCCAAGTCCCAGCTTGTAAATACTTTATACATTGGGTCATGCTCGACATTGGTAATCCTATTCAAATCAGTAAGCTGGCGCATCTCTTTACCATAGTAAGCACCAATGATGGCTGACTCAAAGTCGCACTCAAACTCTTGCAGATATTGGTCTTGCGTCATGGATTTGGCAGCGTCATCAAGCTCTGACTTAGCCAACAATCCAGTCTGACTAGCCCTTAGGGTCTTGCAATACCAGTTTGTGTCGTTAGAAGCGGTGTTGTATAGCTCCCAGAAAGCATTATGACCTTTAGGCGTTCCAATGAAAACTGCCCATCCAAGTCTGTCTGCCAGCAAAGGCCGAATAATCTCGCCCCAAATACGAGGGCGCATATCTGCATACTCATCTAACACAATCCCATCGAGGTAAAGACCTCGTAAAGCATCAGGATTATCAGCGCCAAAGAGACGAATTCTTGCTCCATTTATTAGTTCCACCCATAGTTCAGATTGATTGGCTTTAGCCAATACTGGCTGACTAAACCTTAACAGGTAGTCCCATGCGATATTCTTTGCTTGGCTGTAATATGGTGCAACATAGGCATAGCGACCATCATCTTTGCCCTCAATTAGTGCTTTATAGATTAAATCATTGATGCAAGAGACGGTTTTACCGCATCTACGATGGGCAACAATCACAGCCCAACGCTGAGTTCTATCGTGGAAATCTAGGAATACATCACGAGGTTGGTAGTCTAGTTCTACCTCTTGGACTATTTCTTCCAAGACACCACCAAGCGTTGAGGAGCTTTCTCATCACCCACTACTTCTGTGCGGGCTAGTTTAGGCACAGAGTATTCAACTAAATTCTGAACAATCTCACAAGCCTTTGCAGGATTAGGTTGAACAATCCACTTTCCAGTCTTATCGTCAAAGATGCCTTCTGCGGTGCTTTGAATCCACGATTGAATATAAGGTAGGTTGCTATCAAGAATAGCTTTAACGGCTTCACGAGCCTCCTGAGTGGCTTTATTAGGCACTCCTGGCTTTCTTCCAGCCCTGTTTAAGTTCTTTTCTACAGATTTCGACACTTTATTGTCCATACATTCTCAAGTAATTGATTTGTAAGACTTTATTCTACAACAGATTTTAGTAAGGGTCTTTGCCTTCTTTTTTCATCGCAGCAGTCATCGCCTTATCAAGCATTTCTCTGCGTTTGGCTCGTTTATTCTCTTTCTCGATAAGAATATTGCCTTTACCTGCTTCCATTTCTGGCGCTGGTTTGTCTTTTCTACGCTTGGCTTGGTTCTTCTCTAAGGTAGATTCGGTATGAGGGCGCAACATGGCATCCTCTTTTTTGTATTTGCGGTTCATGTGTTCCATTACATATCCTTCATAGCTTCTTCAATGTGTTTTCTGCGGGGTTTTTTGGCGGTCTTTGCCGACTCTTTAAATGCTTCAGCACTAGGCGCACCCTTTTGACCAGGCTTACGCATCTTTTCGCCTGAGCCATGCTTAATGCGCTCTTGTTTGGCGTGAATATTGGCGTATAAACCGTTAGGCACAATGCCACCTCGCTCTAGCTGCTTTACCTCTTTCGCCAGTCCATCCTTTAGACCTAGCGCAAAAACTGTCATGTCTTGAACCACTTGCTTGTGGGGCTTGTAAATGACTGCCGTTCTTGGCGTTATAGGCTGCTCTGCCTTTGGCGGTCATACCAGCGCCTTCACTTGCGGGCAGATAGTGTCTATTCTTGCCTTTGGTGGTCTTTGCAATGGGTTTATCATGCTTATCCATTGCGGCACGAATTTGGTCTTTACGACTCATTTATTGAACTTTTCTAGTTCCATTGCCAATCTAGCTCTACGGCCTTCTTTGCCTTTGGCTTTGGTGGCTTCTTCTAGCTTTTTCTTAGGGATTTTTTCGCCCTCTTTAACGCCTAATTCTTTCTTTAATGCGCCTTTATGCTTAATAGCGCCAGCAATCCAGTTAGCCATATTAGCCTTTCATGTGCTTTTTCATTGACATTTCTACGGCATCTTTGTGCTGGGCTTCTTTTTTGCCCAATACCTTACCGTAGGCTTCTTCTAGCTTGGCTTTGCGCTTGCCTTTAGCGTTATCTCGTTCAACATTTAGGGCGATTGCCACAGCTTGTTTGCGTGGCTTTCCTGCGGCTTCTTCAGCTTTAATGTTTTTACCTACGCTTTTGGCGCTACCAGATTTGTCTAAAGGCATGATTATTTCTCCTGTTCAACGGATTTTAACACTTCGATAGCTTCTTGCACAGAATTTACCCGATACAAATGCCCACCTTTCCAGTTGGCAAATAGCTTAATTTGCAGGGGAGTTAGTTTCTTATCTGCGCCATCTTTGACTTCCATCAAAATAGTTTGGTCATCAAACAAAACTAGTAAATCTGGGATGCCACCACCTACGGTATGCAAAGAATAAACATCAGCACCATAATCTCGTAGCGCTTTTACAACATTCGCTTGATTTTTATCGGTTTTTTTGACAGCAAATGACATATAGATAGGTTAGTATTCAGTAACTTATTGATTATAAGGGGTAAACCTTGAAGATACTGTTGATTGACATTGAAACTTCACCCAATTTAGCCCATGTTTGGGGTATTTGGCAACAGAATGTGGGACTGTCCCAGTTATTAGAATCTTCATATACGATGTGTTACTCGGCTAAATGGCTAGGCGAGGAAGATGTTTACTTTGATTCAGTTCATCGAAACGATGCCAAAAAGATGTTAGAGGGCGTTCATGCCATGCTATGTGAAGCCGATGCGGTAGTGCATTACAATGGCTCAAAATTTGATATACCGACTCTAAATAAAGAGTTTTTGGTTCATAAAATGCCACCGCCTCCACCAATTAAACAAATTGACCTTTTGCGGACTGTTAAAAGCCAATTTAGATTCCCAAGCAATAAATTAGATTATGTGGCCCAACGCCTGGGATTAGGCAAAAAGAAAGACCATGAAGGTCATATTCTTTGGGTTAAATGTATGAATGGCGATAAAAAAGCCTGGAAAACAATGGAAGAATATAATATTCAGGATGTGATATTGCTTGAAAAGTTATATAACCGCCTTACGCCTTGGATTAAAACGCCTTTAAACAAGACAATCATGATGAAAGACAGGGATGGATTTGTTTGCCCTACCTGTTCAAAGCCTCATCTCGTCAGTAAAGGATTTCGTTATACTACGACAGGTGCTTACCAGCGTTACCAATGTAAGGCTTGTGGCGCACATTCAACCGATACTCGTACTGTAATACCTCACGCAAAACTCAAACATTTAGCATGAAACTAACGCCATCCATATTAAAAAATTTATACAGCGCATTGATGCTATGTGAACCGCTTAATAAGTGGAATTTGCCGTTGCCTGAAGAAATTAAATTTATTGTGGATTCTGACCCTGAAACTATGGGAACATATCTTTACGATGATGGCGGAGATTATGAACACATCATAACTATCTCTGATGCTCGATGTGGCTGGCTGACAACGGTTATTTCTACATTGTTACATGAGTGCATACACATGAGTCGTAGCGGAACAATTACCGATGCTTGGACTAAACATGATGCTACATTTAGGCGCAGAGCAGCTAAAATATCAGAGCTAGGTTTCGACCCACTAGAGCTTTAACCAACCTCTTTCAAATAGTTCGCCAATAGTTTTGCGGTGTGCTTCTTCCCATCTTTCAATACGGCTAGATTTGCTGAGTAGCGCCCCTTGGTCAATTTCCGCATGGCATTTGTAGCAGAGTGCCGATATTCGGTAATCATGCGCTTTAAGTCCTCTGCCTTTACCATCTCGAAGCTGATTTGAATGTGCTGCGACAACTGTTCCATCTTCTACTCCACAATGTTGGCAAGGTAATTGCCTGACAATTTCAAGCAGCTTTTTGTTTCGGTATATTGCCATCTGCCCACTCGTACCATTGGCGATAAAACGCCTTAAATTGTTCAAACCCTACACCAGCTAGAGCGCATTTTCCATCTATGCCAACAGTAAAATATTTATCAATCTGTGTTCCATCGTCTGTATTGCCGATGATGATTGTCACAATGAATCGTGGGTTTTCAGCTAATGCTTTGAGCAATATCTCTTGGCCTTTGCTTACTTTCTCATCTGGGCGCTTCCATTCCATGATTAAGAAATGACCATTACGCTCACAGATGCCATCTACATTACTTGGCACAAACAATGGATTGCTAGGTATGATGCCTTTAAAATCTGCATAGTCAGTATGCGTGGCAAACATATTTCGCATTAGTTTAGCCATGAGTTCCTAATTTGGTCATAGGTGTTGAACTCTAGCTTGATAGTTTCATCAGCTAATTCGTGGGCAATCTTGGTGGCTTTTTCAAAGTTCTTAACAAGCGTAGCGTTGTGATAAGCCTTGAGTAATTTAGCAATTTGAAGGTAGTTTTCTGAGTAATCTTGTTTCATCTTGTTATTCTTTCTAGGTTTCGGTTAGTCGCTTGTTCTGAACGCCAAGCCTCGAACTCCATTTGTGCTTGGGTGATTTCCAATTTTAATAGAGTTTTATTTGCTGTGGCTTCACCAATTTGCTCACAATATTCAGCATATTCAGCAGAACCATAAGCCTCTCGTTCTTGCGCCCCAAGTGATTGCTCACCCGACTTTTTCATCATAATGGCAATAATGGCTTTTTTCTTTGCTTCAAGACCAGCAGCCAATCCTTCAGCCTGGGCGTATTGTTTTTTTATGCGCTCAATCGTGTCATAAGCATTGTGTGGGTCAAATTCTTTCATTTAAGTGCCATCCATAAACCGACTTGTGCAAAAGAATATCCCAACCAAATCATAGCGTTTGGTATAGAACCCTTGCGTAATTGCAATATGCCTACCATCAAATACCCAAGACCTGTTGCTGCGATGATTGTTTTTTCCAACATCCGTATTCCCCTTTATTGCCTAATTGCCATTGTATGTAGAAGTCTTGTAACAATATTTCAGATACTTTATGTTTTGATAAATATAATCTAAACTTAGCGAGACCCCAATCTGCTCGCCACTTACACAACTGCCTGACGGCTGATTGATGTAGAAATTCGCTGTCGTAATTGGGCGAAAGACTCTCCTGCATAAGGCGTTATTCCTAATTCTCTAGCCTTAGCAAGAGTCAATTCATCAGTCGAATACCAAGGCAAACTCGGTGGCTTTTTGGTTACTTCAAAATCTAGCTCATCCAAATACCGCATTTGGTTTAACCAAGTGGCTGGATAAGGAATGTAGTCTTTTTCCGTACCTTTTAGTTTCCAATATTTAAGATGGTTTGGCAACTGTGCCATTACTTCATCTTTCTCGGCTTGGTTTAACTTTTGCCAGGCTTTCATTGCT